AGATAATTTTGCTACTGTTCATGCTTATCCTCGTCCACACGATCCAATTTCAGGAGTAACAACTGCTGTTACTGTAAGTTCAACAACTGCATTTACTTTAAATGTTGGAAGAAGTTTAAATTCTAGTGTATCAATATCCACAGCGTCTTACGAACCATCCACAGGTGATCTTGTATTGAACCTTGGAGCAGGACACGGGTTTACTGCTGCAGGAATATTAACTTGCAGTGATGCGTCTTATAACCCCTCTACAGGTGTATTAACAATAACCACAAGTGTTCCACATGGTATGGTAACTGGAGAAAGAGTTCAACTTGCTCCTAATTCATTCACATTCACTTGTGCAAAAGATAATAATAAATCTGAGCATTACTATCCAAGAGAAGATGATCCAGCTGCAGCTAAATGGTTAGCAATAACTAAAGTTGATGCAGACACGTTCACTGTGGTTGTGGGCACGTCATCTGACACATCTGCACACACATTTGTAGGTGCACAGTCTGGTAATATTAGAACTGATGGCCCGAATGGCTCAATTGGTATTCATACAAGAAGTTTAACCTTTACTTGTGCACAAGATAATCATGCAACATTCCACTCATATCCAAGAGCAACAGATCCAATACACAGAGCAGTTCTAGGTATAGGTGCAACAACAACTGAAACAATTACTGTTAACGCAGGAACATCTGTAAATGGAACAGGTGGTCAACTTAAATTTACTATCGTAGATGGTGGTACTGGATATGTTAATCCAGATGTATTAGTTGATGAACCAAGTTACACAAATTTAGATATTAAGGGTACATTTAGAAGAGGAATCGGACAAACTAGCGAAACTGGTGTTAATGAGTTAATTAATCTTAAATTAGGACCTAATTCAAAACCAATATTTGAAAATCGCTTTGCTGATGCAGGGGATCTAATTGATGCAAACAAATTATTAATTGCTGATATCTCTGTAGGAGAGATGTTAAAAGTATACCCATCATTCAGTGTACCAGGCGGACCACAAAACTGTAAGGATGATGTTATTGATGTTCTTGAAGCAGTAGCATTTAACTTAAGATTTGGTGGTAATGATGAAGTATGGAATGCTGCAAATCTTTATATCACTGGAGCACATGTTGCAGGAGAAGAGCAAGAATCAATCTACGTATTCCACGCTGCAAGGGATTTAGCAAATAAAGTTATTAATAATGTAGCAGTTGCTAAATCTGACTACACAGTAAGAGATCAAGTATTTGATCTAACAATTACAGCAGATCCTGCTGTAGGATACAATACAGATCCTGGTGGTTGTGCCAATGTACAATCAGCAATCAATTCATATGTTGGTATTGTTACTAGTGCAATTGGTTTTAGCACTGTATCTGCTAAAAAATCATTTGCTCCTGCTCAGTTCTTTGAAGTCTCTGATTTCTCAATCAAAGGTGTTGGATACGCATTTGAACTTGGAGATAAATTCCAACCTGTTGGATTAGTAACAGCAAAAGGATTGAAAAAACCAATATCACCATTTGAAATAGAAGTTGTTGATGTATTCAATGATAAATTTGCTTCTTGGCAGTTTGGACAATTAGACTTTATTGATCCTATTGAAAATCTACAAGATAGTGTAAGAACTGTATTCCCACTTCTATACAATGCTGAATTAGTTAGTTTCCAATTAGATAAAAATGATAATGATTCAAAATTAATTGATATTGATGCTGTATTAGTAATCTTCATAAATGGAGTTTTACAAGAACCAAAAGAAGCATACATCTTTGATGGTGGATCATCAGTACAATTCCTTGAAGCACCAAAACCAGAAGATAAAATTTCTATATTCTTCTACAATGGAACTAGAGAAGTTGATAGTGTAGAAACTGATATTGCTGAAACAGTAAAAGTCGGAGATACCTTATCTGTTAGAAAAGCATCTGGTATTTCAACATCTGTAAATCAAACAGAAGGAAGAATAGTTTATGATATTGCAACTTCAGATAGAGTTGAAACTAACGTCTATGCTGATAGTGGTATTGATGCGTTCAATGATAGAAGTGTCAATTGGACTAAACAGAAGAGAGATCTCTTTATAAATGGAAGATTTGTTTCTAAGGCAAGAGATTCTATTGAGGGAATGATATTCCCAACTTCAAGAATTATCAGAGATGTTAATGTTGGAGATACTGATATTCTTCTTGATAATGCACAATTCTTTAACTATGAAGAAAATGAGTCTAGTGTAGTAACTGCATATGTTGATGCTGTTGTAATAGATGATATTCCAATAGTTGGTGCTGCTGCGACTGCAACAGTAGATTCAAGTGGAAAAGTTACTGCTACAACTGTGACCAATCCAGGTTTCGGTTATACGACAGCAACTGTTGAAGTTAAATACTCATCTCCTAAGAATGTTGGGGTTGGTATTGGCACAACAGCAACAGGAACTGCAACCATAGTAAATGGATCAGTTTCAGTGGTAAGTGTTGCTAATCCAGGTTTTGGATACACCAATTCACTTAACGTGCCTGTTGCTCCTCAGATTATAATACCTCAACCAAGATTGGTTAATGAGGTAGTAACAAACATTCAAAATGTTCAAGGTAACACTGGAATCATAACTGGTATTTCAACAGTTGCAGGTATTGGAACTGATTTAGCAATCAAGTTCTTTACTGATAATACTCTTGATTTACAAGTTGGTTATCATATCGTTGTTACTGATACCACAGTTGGAAGTGGTGTTACTTCAATATACACACATGATAATGATATTATCGGAGTAGGAACAGAGTTTGTTGATAACGTTTATCGAGTTCATCAAATCCCTGTTGCAAATGAAATTGTATGTAATATTAAGTCTGATACAGTATCTACTGGTATACAGACACTTGGAACTTCGATATATAATCCTAATGGATACTATTCTTGGGGAAGACTTACTAATTTTGTAAGAAATGCTGAACCTATTTCCATAGGAGTCTCTGGTAGAACTGTAACTTCAGGTCTCTCAACATACCCTCTAATGCAAAGAAGAGGTTACGGTTTGAGGGATAATGGAGCGATCAGAAAAATACTCCCAGATTAAAGTAATAAATAGAAAGAAAACTGTCTAACAATGTCGGCAATAATTACTGACCAATTCAGAATATTAAACGCGAACAATTTTATTGAGTCGGTAGCTAATACCAGTAACTCATACTATATTACCGTGGGTTTAGCAAATCCAGCTGCTCCAGTTGGTTTTGGTAGAGTTGATAACTGGGATAGTGCAACACCTGACCCTACAGATAATTTTAGTTATATTAACCACGCACAAGATACTATTCTATTTGGTAAAAAACTAACCACTTCTAATATTAGAAGATTAATAAGAAGAGTTGACTGGAAACGTGGAACCACGTATGAAATATTCAGACACGATTATAGTTCTGATAATAAGTCACCAGAAACTTCTTCTACAAGACTTTATGATGCAAAATATTATGTGATGAATAGCGATTTCAGAGTCTATGTTTGTATTAACAATGGTTCCTCTGGTATCAATACAACTGGTAAAGGTTCAGAAGATGAACCATTTTTCACTGATTTAGAACCATCTAAAGCAGGAGAGAGTGGAGATGGATATATTTGGAAGTATTTGTTTACTGTTGCACCAAGCGATATAATCAAATTTGACTCCACAGAATATATTTCTGTTCCAAACGACTGGTCAACATCAACTGATTCTCAAATTCAAGCAGTTAGAGAGAACGGTAATTCAGATCTGAATGAAAACCAGATAAAACATATCTTTATTGAAGATCCTGGTGCAGGTTATGCAGGAGGAGAAGTTCCTATAGTTGGAGATGGTTCAGGTGCTAAAGCAGTTATAACTGTTGATAGTTTAGGTAGAATAACAGATGCTGTTATTTCATCTGGTGGTAAAGGTTATACTTATGCAATGGTTGATTTGGGAACATTACAACCAGTTGGTAGTATACCTACTCCTGCTAAGTTAATTCCAATTATTCCACCATCTAAAGGACATGGACATGATCTTTATAAGGAATTAGGAACTGATAGAGTTTTATTATATGCAAGATTTGATGATTCTGATAAAGATTTCCCAACAGATACTGCATTTGCTCAAATTTCTGTAGTTAAGAACCCTCTAAGAGTAAGTTCAACTAATGTATTTGATGACAACCAGTTCTGTGGTACAAATGCTATCAAATTATTAGATGATGGAACAATTACAGGAGAAAATTTCCTAACCATTGGTAAAAAGATAACTCAAAGTGTAACAGTAGATGGTAAATCTGTTACTGCTGAAGGATATGTTGCATCTTATGATGAAACTACAAAAGTTATTAAGTTTTTCCAAGACAGATCTCAAAATTTCCACCCATCAACTTACAATCAACAAGATTATGTCGGTGTAAGTAGTGAGGGTAGGAGATATTCCTTTGATTCAGATGGTCCTAAAGTTTTTACAGGCGATGGATTCTCTGGAAAAATAGATAATGGATATACTGGAATTACCACAAACCCATCTGGTAATAAAAATATCAACCTTGGAGTTCAATTTACAAGGGGACTTGCCGAACCTGAGATAAATAAAACGTCGGGTGATGTAATTTATTTGGATAATAGACCAGTAGTTACTAGAGATGCAAGGCAAAAAGAAGACATTAAGATTATTCTAGAGTTCTAAGAAGATGCCACAAAAGACCAATTTAAATATAAATCCATATTATGATGATTTCGATAAGGCGAATAACTTTTATCGAGTCCTGTTTAAACCTGGATATCCTATCCAAGCAAGGGAACTAACGACTTTACAATCAATACTGCAAAGTCAGATTGAATCATTTGGTAGCCATATTTTCAAAGAAGGATCTATGGTAATTCCTGGTGGAGTTACATATGATAGATTTTATGAGGCAGTAAAAATAAATCCAACACACTTTGGATTAGATTTGAACATATATTTGGATAAATTTGTTGGCAAAAAAATATCTGGAGGAACTTCTGGTGTAACAGGAACTATTCAAAAAGTTGTATTTCCACCAACTGATGGAATAGAATTCCCAACACTTTACGTAAAATATCTTAATTCTAATAGAGATTTCCAATTCAGACCTTTCTCAGATGGAGAAACTCTAATTGCTGAAGATTCAGTAACTTATGGAAACACTACAATTAGTGCAGGAGACAGTTTTGCTTCTGTTATTGACTTAAATGCTACTGCAACTTCATCAGCAGTACATGTATCTAATGGAATATATTTCATTCGTGGTGTATTTGCAAGTGTTCAGACTGATACAATTGTACTAGATCCATACAAAAATGACTCATCATACAGAGTTGGTCTAGTTGTAAATGAAGAATTAGTCTCTGCAGGAGATGAATCAAGTTTATATGATAATGCTAGAGGTTTTTCTAACTTCGCTGCACCAGGTGCTGACAGATTAAAAATAACTGCAAAATTAGGTAAGAAAGCAATAACTGATTTTGATGATAAGAATTTTGTTGAATTAGTAAGAATCGTTAATGGAGAAATAAAGAAATTACAGGATAAGACAACATATTCTATAATTAGAGATTATTTTGCGAAGAGAACATTTGATGAATCTGGAAACTATACAGTAAATGAATTTACAATTGATGTTGAAGAGTGTTTAAATGATAAGATATCAAACAACGGTATATACACAGCAGAACAAAAGACAGAACAACTTAATGATCCTAGTGAAGACTTAGTTTGTGCTAGAGTATCTTCAGGAACAGCATATGTTAGAGGATATGATGTTGATTTTCCTGGTAGCACAATCTTAGATCTTGATAAACCCAGAGATACAACTAAGATTTTAGGAGCATCTGTCCCATTTAAAATGGGTAATTTGTTGAAAGTTAATAATGTCCAAGGAAGTCCTGTAGTAGGAATCAATAACACCAACAATGTAGTAACCTTACAGAGTCGTAGAAAGAGCACTAGTGGTGGTCCTAATGGTGTAACTATAGGACAAGCAAGAGTTTATAGTTTCTCATTAAATGATATTTCATACACTAATGATAGTTCTCAGTTCGATCTTTACTTATATGATGTTC